ATCATATCTCCATTTCCTTTTTAAAAAGGAAGCATCATCTATATGTATAAATGGAACGCTTTCAGCCTCTTTATCTGCCATCGTATAGACTATATCTAATTCAGCAAATTTTTTAGATATTGTGGTATGGTTAAACCAATCACATTTCTTATGTACTGACATTATATTATCATCACCATATGTCATAAGAGCTACATTATCAATAAAATCATCAACTTTACTTTCTGGATTAAGTAGGATATAGATATATCTCATACGTAAACTATTGACTATACTGTTTAGAATTACAGTTAAAGGATTACCTGATGGATTTGAGCCAAACATTTGAACCAAATCACCATTAAAATCCACTATAGCAAATGCTGTATCTTCAGCTATACCTCTTATCACTTTGATATCATCATCTGTATAATTTTTTGATAATTTACAAAAATATATAATTACATCAAACGCAGATAGAATTTCTTTGGGACTCATTCTTTTATCATATGCTTTGTAGTCTCCAGCTACTATTCTATCTTTTCCAAATTTGGTAATTTCAGTATATAATTCTTGCCATTCCAAAGATTGTGCTATAGTACCAGGTGCTGCTTCAAAAGCAAACCTTTCATTCTGCAACAATCTACAAAAAGATAATAAATATTTTCTGACTACCACACACCAATCAAATGGTGCCCCAGTAAATACTCTTGTCTTCTTCATTTTTGCTTTTTTAAAAGTTACAGGTTCATCCTTAAGATGAGCACAAAAATTAGGGTTACAACGTTTTCCTTCCAAATATGTGAGAATAATTTTATCAATCCTGTTATTCATTTCCTCTGATGAAATTTTAACTGGATCAAGCATTCCATGTTCAGGAGGTGTTGATTCTAGAAAATATTTTTTTGATTTTTTCCAAGGATTACCTGCACTGGTATTTCTGTTGATTTTATCTATATATGCCACCATGGCACCGTTAATAGCAGTAAAATCATCTAGTACCATCAACATAGTAATATTTTCTGGGTTCATTCTAGAGATAATATTATTCATATATCCTTTAGTACACTTGTTTAATATGTGAGTATCCAATCTAATGGGTTTTACTAAATCCATTGCTGCTATTCTCCATGGTTCATATGTTGTCATTTCAGGTGCAGTGTATTTCTTCTTATACTCTTTGGGTAAAACTTTACTCATAGGTGTATCCACAACCTTAGACTTAGTCTTTCCTCTAAAGTCTGTAAAAGAACCATAAACATCTATAGTACCTTCATTCATATATCTAAACACAGATTTTTTGTGAAGATCCACTACTGGTCTCTGTACACTGTCTGAGCTGATCATATCAAAATCTCCAGCTTGTGTATTAAGACTAGACAATGTTTTATAAACGGTATTTATGAATTTTCCATCTATAGCATTTGCAAAAACATGATTTTCTTGTGTTGTGTCTATAAGCATATGTATGCCTAATATACTGTAACCAAAATCACTTTTAACTATCATTGGAGCTCCACAATCACCATAAAGTGTAGGTTTATTACTATAAGCTTTCCACAAAATTAAAGAACAATCTATATTTTTTTCTGAACATTTAAATTTTGTTTTTTTCTGCAATTGAATGTTTGAGAGTATATATTCTATATCTTCACCTTTTGAAGATTTGGACATATATTTACCATTAAATACTCCAGCACTTGTTTCTGTCATGAAATATTGTGTTATTTTCTTTTTGGGCGGTAACTCGCGAATAAATACAAAAGCTAGATCTTTTTCTGGTATTCTGTATATATCATCTTCAGAAAGTATTATATGAGTATTACTATTTAGACCTAATTTACTCGAAGAAATTAAAGTACAAGTTCTTGACACTTTACAATCTGGTATACTATGATTATTTGTCAAGTAAATATGTCCTCCCAAACCCAGTAATTTGCCTGTAACAGCTCTGTCATCTGAAATTTGAGTTGCAACAAAAATGACATTATTACTAATCTTTTTACAGAATTCTTCAAATGTACCACTTTTAGATGATGCACTTTCTCTTGTAAAATTAGCACTTGATAATTCAAAATTATTATTATACCAAACATTTTCTCTACCATTTTCTTCTTCTTTAGGTCGCTGACCTATATTTTCAGACACATCACCTTGAATATCCAGTGAATCTTTAGGATTTGTTATTTTGTACACTGTTAATGTGGCAACAATAGCTGTCATAATAGCAGTTAATACAACTTTATTTTTGAAAGAATTTTGAACTTTATTTCCCATATTCATCCAAAATTGAGCAGTACTTATTTTATTAACTTCACGTAGAATTGCTTCTCTTTTTGCCACATAACTATAGCAAAAATTTCTGATTTTGCAATACATTTCAAAATAGGTTCTAATTAACATATAATTAGTTGTGTATAAAAACATACATGTTACTAAACCTATAAGAGAAATGCCAACAACCATATCACCAGATTGAGGTGCCAATAAATTCTGACAAAGAGAATCTGGTAATGTACAACACATACAAAGTGGTTCAGTTTCCATAAGATCAATACATTTTTTAACTTTCTT